AGCCACGGCAAACTGATAAGTCATGCCACCTACGCACCAGTGCGCCACTAGTTCGGATTCTCCGTAACCCACCAGTTCCCAGCTTCCATATGTTTTGCCGTCAGATGAGCTTCTGCGCCATACACCTTTAGTAGCTGTTCCTGTACCATCGGTTAAATCCCAAGCTACGGAAACCGCATAATCGTAGTTTCCATTCCCCATATCCTGGGTTACCTGTTTCAGCTTAACCCCTGTAGCTTCTACCTTAGGATAGGCCTTCAGTGTATAGGTATAATCTTTCAATTTAGATTCATCCGGCTCCCCAGAGCCAAATACATTAAACGAAAGGAATTTCAGGTGTATAGTCTGACCAATATAGGAGGTCTTATAAGTGATACGCTGAAAAGCTGAATCCAAACGGGCAAAGACCGAGCCGCTATTGTGCGAAACGGCCTTTGTTCCATACTGCCCACGAATACAATCCGTAAGCTGATAATGCCCGTTATCCAACATAGTGGCCCCCTGATACGACAAGCATTCTCCGTCCAGCCAGCAGAGCGTATCCCCATTGGCTGCATTCAATGCGCTTCCTGATATCAGTGAGTCATTGATAGAGACCTCAAGGGTCGTTGAATCAGCGCTCACACCTTTTGACAACGTGCCAAATCTGGCCTCTCCTACGCATTCCCCCACACTGGAATAATTAGTACCATCGTCAGACCCCAAAATCGTGCATCCACCCCATCCATCTCCGCCTTTGGCGCCAATCCAGAGCTCATGCCCTGATTCAGAAAGTATATACGGTGGCCAGATAATCATCGGAGTTGTGTCCCCGGCCGGCACATCATACCGTACCAGAGGGCGTTTTACTTCTTCTGCCTTAATGGTCGGACTCTTATCCTGATCTCCCAGATTGACGGCCTTACCATTTACATAGTAAGTACCAGGCGGCATAGAAAAGGCCGTCAGCGTGATAATGCCGGTATTACTTTCTGTCACTGACTCAATCACTACCGGTTTTCTTTCAATGCCACAGCTTGCATCCGTGATAGTGACAATATCCCCCACTTCCAACAGACAATGACTCCAATCCAGCTTAAACGTATATTTATTCCTTCGGGTTTTTGCCTTTCTGGCTTCCTTTTCTGCCAGCTGGATAGCCCTTTTCTTGGTATAAATGTAGTGCGCCGACAGAGTAGGGGCCTGCCTGAGTCCAAATTCCTGAATGTCACTGTTCACTGCGTAACTGATGGTAGACGTTTCATAACCATTTGCCCGGTCAACAAATTCAACAGGGAAATAGTTATAGATATCGCTCGAATCCTTACGCTGATAACTTACCAACGCCCCGTTTGCCTGCGGGATAAAATGCTCTGCTGTCAGCTCCTCTACCACGTTCTTATTCGGTTTCCAGTCTCCGATAGTCCGGTCTTCCAGCGGAACAATCTTGAACGAATTATTGCTCCAGAACATAAAGGTATCCGTAAGGGAAGTAATTTCATTGATAACCTCGCGGGCGGTCTTGCTTCCACTTTCGTCCCCTGGAGTAGAGATAAGCAGGTCGGCGGCCTTGCAATAGGCCCTGTAGTTATCCAGCCCGATAATCTCCACGTTGGAGAGCCCTACTCTGTCCAGCACGTAGCGGATATAATCAGCCGGGTTCACGTCTACGCCGTCCCCGGTGTCCAAAAGTTTACCAGACACTTCAAAATTAAAATTAGGGAAATTAGGGGATTCCCCTAAATCCAGAACCCCCGCCACATAGGCAAGCCCGGCGTAGGATAACGCCTTATCGGGATGTTTGCCTGTCAGATAAGCCCATGGCGCCTGGTCCTGTGTGCCTTTAAAGAGATTAAAGTTCCACGCTGGGTATGTTTCTACGTCCTGATTTTTCCAGATTTGCTTTATACCGTTTATCTCGCCTTCACACAGCCCGATTATTGCAGCCACCGTGTAGGTGTAGTATTTTGTCCCCCCGCCGCCAAAGCCTCCCTTACCGTGTTGCTTATGCTTGTGCGCCTTAAAGTCGTCGTAGTAAAGTACATTCCCGGCGATACGGGTCGTGCCCAGAATCTCCGGAACAACTTCGCCATATTTGGCGGTAGATACTGAAA